TTGGCCCTAGCTTGTCCACCGCGATATTGTTCGGGTCAGCCATCTTCTTCAACTTGGCAGACACAGCCTTGCCAGTCATCGTGTGTGGCGGTGCATAAACAGAAGCTGGACCCACTTCCTTGCCACCTTTTTTCATCGAGTACTTGGCCATCTCAACCTCACTTGGTTTTCTGGTTATGAATACGCGCCTCGTTACGCCCGTATTTTTTCAGATCAGACGTGGTCACGCCACCCTTTTTCATGCCTTTGTGCATACGCTTCTCGTGCGCTTTCACCTCGGCCTTGGCTACCTTCTTCATATTGTCCATCTCTCACTCCTAGTTGATAGTCACATTTGCGACCGTAGTCTGTGCTGCCAAATTGTTGGGCGTTAATCCATCATCATTTGCCCTAGCCCCGCCTATCGGCGACCAACCCCACTGAATAATCCGACTACCACCGCCCGGAAAGCCATCCTGCGACTCGCTTGTGCCAGAGTTGTATGCCGTCTGCAACCCAGTCATCCCTGACTGCCAGTACGACAGATCTGGCCTTGGCTCGCGCACAGCCTGCGGATCATTCACGGGATACATCCCAAGACTGAGCTGCGGCTGGTCAGGCTCCCAACACGTCGGACACACCTTAATCTTGACGTTCTTCGTCTTGATCGTCAGCGTCTTCAATATCTTCAGCGGAAACCGGAAAGCACACCGATCACACTCCGCAATACTATTCTTGCCACTTGCGTACTTACTTGGCATACATCACCTGTAAGTAATCATGCGCGGCACCAAACGATCTGGAGCCTTCTCCCGATCTTCGCCTGCCGCCATTTCCCACGCCTCGTCATACTGGGCCTTCAAAAACTGTATCCGCTCCATGCCGCCCGGTAGCTTCATCGCCAGTCGATATGCCAGCCCGCAGATCAAGCACTCCTGAAAGCGGAATGGGATGTCTTCTACATTCACACCATTGCCTACATCTACCATCCTACGCAGCCGCCAGTACACGAAGTAGTAGTACGGTGTCTGTGCCGTACCTTGATCTGGGCTTGGCCACACGTTGATCTGTGGATACTGCGGCGTAGCTCCCGGCGTGTCCGTTGTCTGCCCGCTGCGGCGGTTTATCCAGACTTGGATCGGGCGCCCTTGCGTGAGCTTGTTCGGGATTGTGGCGTAGGTGGAAACAGAGATTCGGTTGATGTTGATGTCGGACTGAGTCCCGATCTGCCCAGGATTGGTTCGAATAACATGTTCCAGAAGATCCACGGTGTCATTAGGTAAATCATAGGTAATCTGCCCCTGCACGAGCGGGATTGTTCCAGACTCGATAGTCCACAAATTGATGCCGCGATTAGCCCACTCCGTCAGCAGCAAGTTCAGGCTACGCCGCGCTGTGCGGAAATCGTAGCCTGTGCGCATCTCCAACCCACAGCGTTCGAACGCTTCCTCGAAGATCTCATTGACCGTCGGGTTAAAGTTGGTAGTGGAAGTGGTGTAGGCCATTACTTCCTCGCCATACGCATATTGTCAATTAAGTTAGGGTACGGTCTACCAGCAGCCTTCGCCGCAGCCTTGGCAGCAGACTTCTTCGCAGGACTCAGCTTCTTAGGCTTGCCAAGCTTCTCAGGACGTGGCTTGTCCCAGACCTCACCGCCCTTCTTGTACTGCTTGAAGTCGGTGTTGTCACGGCGACGTTTAGTCCTGGCCTTGGGCATCTTGCCGGGAGCAATATCTCCCATCCCGCGTGAAGGCATCATGTCCGTCTCCTATTAGCAGTAGCCGCCCTTGCGCATCTTGGTCATGCCACCCTTGGCCATCTTGACCTGCTCTGCTTTGGTCTTGCCTTTCTTGGCAATACCATCAGCCGACTTGTGACCAGCAGCCAGACCACCAGCAGCCATCTTCTTGACCTTGCCGCCGTGCTTCATACCAGCCTCTGCCATCTCATGCTTGACCATAGACTTAGGAGCGCCCTTCTTCTTCATGAACGCAACCTCTTCTTTGACCTTCTTCATCGACTCTTTCATCTCGCCTCCTTTGGCTTTCTTGGAAAGGCCAGCTTCGGATAGACCGATGGCGATGGCCTGCTTGGGATTCGTTACCTTCTGCCCCGACGAACTCTTCAGCTTGCCGGACTTGAACTCAGACATCACCTTGCCTACCTTCGCCTGGCCACCTTTGGCAAAGCGCTGGGTCATCTGATCGTTTGGACCAGACATGGCTTGTGGCTGCATGTTGAACGTCTGATTCATGCCGCCGCTCTGACCACCGGCCATAGGCTGATTACCGTAGAACGGATATGTAGGCTGCTGGGGTTGTCCCGTCACGCCGCCGTCCGCAAACTTTCTGCGCTTTCTCATACCATTTTCCCTTTGGTTTTGCCGCGAACAGCGCAGCCATCAGCACGGGCAGATGCAGACGAAACCGAACCGCCTTTGGCCTTCTTCACTGGCGCAGGAGGTGTCTCTCCCGTCACAGTCTTTGTAGCCTCGGCGTAGCCTTTTTCGGTTAACGCATCCATCTTTTTGTACAGCACATCAAGTTCAGGAACTGACTCGCCCTTCTCGCGGCGAGCCTCAAGCTCACGGATGCGCGTCTGCATTTTTGCCATGTCAGACATCAGCACATTCTCCCTTTGGTCTTGCCACGCTGGGCGATACCGTCCGCGCGCGAGGATGCAGAACTAACCTTGCCGCCAGACTTCATGCCCATCTTTGACCGAGCATACGGAGTGGATTCTGCGTAACGCTTGGAGGCGTGCTCAGAAGAGAAGGTGCCAGCAAGAGCCTTAAGACGCTCGCTTTTGCCGTACGGAGAATCTTCTTTCTTCAAGCCTTCTAGGCGACGCTTGTTCAAGCTATCAGAATCAATATTGCCAAACATTCCAGAAAGCTCTTTTTTCTTGGCCTTTGGCTTTGCCTTCGGCTTTGCCTTGACCTCTTCCTTGACGGTCTCGGTCACGCTGTCTTCTTTAGGGCTGCTGCGAATGTAGTCTGTAATCTTGCGTGACTCAGACACACCTTCGTCTGCATCACCGATATCTGGCATCTTGAACGAGCTGCGCGGCATGTAGTCGCTAGTCATGCTCGACTCTGTGCGCGGTCTACGTCCACTGTAGTCGCTGCTCTCAGTCATAGATGCAGATGCCTGCTCGTCATACTCTCTGTCTGGAGAGCCGGTGCGAACAACTTCACCAGAGCCTGACCGCACAGGATTACCAAATCGGTCACGTAGAACGCCACCAGACTGGTAACGCTTTGCCTTCTTCTTCATAACACTCTCCTCTGTGATTCAATCAGCTGGTCTATTTTGGTCTCCAGCCGGTTGAATCGCTGATCTATGTGATCGGTGATGCGGTCGACTTCCGCCTTGGTTACGTTGTCTCGTGCTATCTCCTCACGTGTCTTGTTCAACAAGATGGTGATCCGCGCTAGCTCCGAGAACTTCTCGTGGGCAACGTAAGCAAACAAGCCCACAAACAGCGTCAGAGCGCCGTTCCAGACAAATGCAAGATCCACGGTCAACACTTCCACTTTCGTAAAGATTTGTTGATACGACTGTTCGGGTCATTCGCAGTCTTCTCAGAAGTCAGCTTCTTTTTCATCCCGGACATCCGGGCACAGAATGACTTCTTGCGAGAACCGCCCTCTGGCTGCGGTGCTTTCAGACCAGGCTTGCCCGGATTGGCTTTGTTGTAGGAGGCGCGACCCTTGGCGTTCAAGCCGCCTTCAGGGTTCTTGCCTTCCTTACGCTGCCAAGCCGGGGTCTTAGCCATAGAACACCGTCACAGAAGTGTTGACCAACGTCACTGTTACGTTTGTGTAAAAGAGGATGCCGTCCGCAGGAATCAGGCAGTTAAAAGCCTCGCCATTTGCAACCGTCTGCACAGTGAACACGTTCGTGCCACCGTCAACAATCGTCACATTACCAGCGCTCGATGTCGGGGCAATGATCATGCCCTTCACACGAGTTCGGCCTTCAAAGATTACACCCGACGATCCACGACTCTGCGCTTTTACGTCTGTTTGTTGAGCCATTCTGGCCCCCTATTAGTTGTTCTGCTGACCGAACAGAGGGTCATTTACGTAGTACGTAATGTAGCCAGCGACGTCGCCAACAGCCGAGCTTGCGCTTTCACTTGTAACGGTGAAGTTTTGGGTTGGGCTGCCTGCTGTCCCGATGCCAGCACCTGCGCCGGTAGCGCCTGGGGTGACAGTCTTTGCAGAGGTAGCAGCCAATGCCGAAACGTAGAACGCAGCGTTCGAAGTTGCACCATCAATAGTGGTGTAGCCGACATTCATCGTGCCTGAAGTCAGACCGTTTGTGATGATCACAGACGTGACAACAGCGTTTGCAGGAAGAATAAGGGGAGTGGTAGTGCCAGAAGCAACGACAACGTTGCCAGCAACAGCCGCGTTAGCAACATAGAAAGTTGCTGCCATGACGCCGGTGCCGCAATAAGCTTGGCGGGTGTTATCACCGCCGCCCGAACGCCAAATGCTTTGGGTAGTAGATACAGCCATCGAATTGTCCTCTCAAGCGAGTTCGGTATGGCAATCTGCTTGACGTCAGCCGGGACTGTTTGCCACACCCGGTATTCCCGGAATAATAGGCTTATACAATGAGAAGACAGGAAATGCAAGGGAAAAGCTATGACGCGAGCAGCTTGTTCGACTTGCGTAGATTCTCTTCCCTTGTCATAACCCGCAGGTTCCAAGGAACGTGTAGGCCGCATACATTTTCTCCCCTGAGTGGAACCTCATGATCCACCACGTACGGAATTCCTGTAACGCGGGATGCAATCATCGCGTCAATATATAGTTGCCGGATTTGTTTTTTCTGTTCTTGAGTAAGCCATTTCGGAGTTGCCTGCTTGTGCTTGTCTCGGCGGTGCTTTGTGCTGGCCTTAACCTCATCTGGATTTTTTAACTTCCACGCTTTTCGATACTTTTGCCTTTGCTCGTTTGAGCGAGCCATAGCCTTAATCTTGACTATCTCTTTGTTATTTTCGTAATACTTTTTCTTGGCAGCTTTGCCAGATTCCGATTTGTTGTAGGACTGAAAGTACTCAGTTCTTTTTTGGTTGTTCTTTTCCCACTCAATCTTTTGGCATTCAACACAAGTCCCCTTGGTTTTTCTTGGCGCTATGTGCCCGTGCTTGCACGGCTCTCCAGTGAAGTAATGCGTGGCACCGGTGGCCATCGCCTCCTTGCGGGTCTTGGGTAATTGATTTGTGTCCATAATCTCCTCCGTGACTTTGACACAGGAAGTGTAACACAAATTTGTATTGGCGACAAAAAACCCCGCCGAAGCGGGGTTGTGTTGGCAGAACCTTGTGTTTTCAAGCGCCTTGGCTTGCAAACATGCCCAAGGGATCCGACCATCCAAAGGAATAACGTTCACGTGCTTTATAACGAACGTTTCCAGTGTCAAAGTCACCATCCATGGAGTTCTGCAACGGGATACGAACAAAGTGCTTCATGCCGTTTGGCACGTCGGTGGTGAGATACCAGCCGTTCGTGTCGGTCAAGAAGTGGTTGATCGTATAGCCTTCCGGGATGGAGCCGTTGTTAACGATCGCGTTCACGTCGTTATCATTGGTTCCCGGACGCAGTTGGGTCTCCAACAGGCGGGTCGCCACAAACTGCAATGCCGGAGGCACGATCAGCTTGCGAGGACGAGCAGCAATCAGCAGGCCACGTTCGTCAGTCCAAGCGGCGATCTGGATAACTGCGTTTTCCAACGCGGTTTCCGAGAGGTCAACTT